ATATCTGGTTTTTTACTAGAAGCGTTAGAAGAACTCTTTTGCGGAGTAGCACCTTTTACTTGTGTAACTGGTCTAGGAGCAACAGAAGCCATTCTAACGCTTCTTCTTTGGCTATTGTTGTTAGCCGAACTAGCTGCTATAGTGTTAGTAGCTGTACTAGTAGGCTTAATTGCTCTGCCGGTTTGTTTTGACCTTAGCTTGCCATGAATGTCTAAGTATGTGCCTGGTGCAGTTGTTGGCTTAGGTTGATTAACTGCCTGCGGTTTAGGAACATCAGCATATGCGTCTTTGTTACCCGCAGGACGATCCCATTGAAAATGCCAATGTTTACCAGTCGCCCACGCTGATGGGTGTAATGCTTCGTTAATAAAACGAACGTTTACTAAACCTTTACTTTGTAAGTATCTAGTAATTGTATTCGGATCAACTCCAGGCGCAACTCTTACGTCAATTGCCGTACCAGTAATATGATGAGATTTAGAATTCGCCTTTGATAACGGATCTGATTTTTCTCTATAATCCGATGTAATATGAACACCAAAGTGATTAGCGATATCTTGTGCTACTAATTTAGCATGTTTTTGATTACCTGGCATTGTTTGTCCGCCGAAGAACGATTCTCCAAATTGTTTAACGGCAGAAGCAGCAGATCTAATAGCCCCTCCGGCTTGGTGTGCTGCATTATCACCTTGTGTATTTCCGTTAAATAGAGCTCTAGCATTAGCCATACGTTGCCGCCTAGCTTCCCCTGACGAACGTTCGTACATCCCATCAACTATAGATGCAGCTTCTTCTGCAGTAGTGGCAGATTTTAAAGCGGCACCAGCTTTTTTATTAGTATTAGTTAATTCCCATTGAATAAACGCTAATTGTTCTTCTAACGAGGAACCTGCTATAGGTTTATTGTAAAGCTCTTTAAATTTAGCCTGTCTATCAGCATGCCACTGCGCGATGCCAACAGCCCGGCCATTATCACCTCTTCTTCTACCAGCGACCACATCCTCTGAGAAGTTACCGCTTTCAACTTGTATATTACCAACTAATCCAGCAGCTTGTTCTTTAGACCATCCTTGAGATTGGAAAAAAGCCATAGCTTTATTAGTTGCATCGTTACCATGCGCAGGATGAACATTTTCTAAGCCTTCGACAAAATCACCGCCGATTTGTTTAGCCTTATCAACTAAAGCCCCTCCTAATGAGGCACCTAAAAATAATGCAGGTGAAGCAGTAAACAATAGAACATTTTTAATTGAATCGCCAAGGAAAGTAGAGAATTTATCAGATGTCGATCTGTCTAAGCTTTGCGGAACATTAGATGATATGTTTTGTCTATTAACCGAACTGGCTACAGAATCTGCTTTAGTTTCAGAAGCATTACTGCCGAATATCTTCTTGCCTATATAATATCCAGCACCTAATACAGCCGCAGCACCAAGAACTTTAGTAGCAACTTTAGCTACTTTACCTAGTGGTGTCATACCTATTAATGCACCAGTAGCTATTCCGCCTAGTGAACTAGAACTGCCACCCGAGCCAAAGTCTACACTATTAAAAACAGATATCAATTCTAATATAGAAGTATTAAGAGAATCAATAGTTTCAGTAACATCAGAAAGGTTAGTTTCTTTTAATTCTTCAACTGGCTTCTTACGATCTTCTAATGATAATTCTTTTGAATGCCGTTCGTTATCATTTATAGCTTTCTTCTCAATATCTAGTTCTTTATACTCGGATTGATTTATAGCATTAATGCCATCTGCTAATTGCTTAATTGGCTTATCGTTTTCGTTTGCAGCTTTCCTAAGCGGCATTATAGTATTAATTAAACGTTTAGCTTCTTTAGGATCTAGTTCATCGATGACTTCTTGGCTTAACATTATGCATGAGCTCCAAAGAAGATTTGGTCAGCTACTGTACCAATATTATAGGTAGGGTCTGGGACGAATCCAGAATTGCCGTTGCCACTAGTTGTTGGTTTATGTTGCGCTTGGCTCTGTGAAGGATGATGCACTGAAGCTTGATTAGTTTCACCAGAGTTAATCATATTATCTTCAGCTTGTTTAATTTCTTCTGTCTTATTTTTTATTGTAGCACCAGTCTCTGTAATAGCTACCGGTTTAATAAGATCAGCAGGACCCTTTAGCTGACTCGTTGCATCCGGTTTGCCCAATAACTTAGAACTTGTTTTAGCACCATCTGCTATCGGAGTAGAATCTAATTTAGATGCATTTGGTTTTATTTCTTCCGAAGGAGATTTACTCTCTACTTTAGCTGGCGATTTTGCTGTAGGTGTAGCATTAGCTTCGCTATGTTGTTTAGGTGGTGGGTTACTGCCAACCCCTCCATTATTACCACCTCCATTATCAGCAGGTTTTGTTGGTGGTTGCGGTTTAGGTGCTGGTGGAATATCAATACTAGCAACAGGCGGTTTAGCATCCGGTTTGCCTTGTTGTATTGGTGGAGCCTTTGGCGGTTGGTTATTAGTAGGACTTGGTTTCTTAACTTGTACCTGCGGAGATATTTGTCTAGTTACCATCTCCTTAACTACTGTAGTAATAGCACCAATTCTATCACCGGCTAGTGCATCTTCTTCTGGCTTTGTTCCATAGACACCTGTATAAATGTCTCTAGCTATCGATAGAACCAAAGCAGGAATGGCAGTAATAGGACCACCCAAGCCAGATGCAGCATCTAAACCAGCGCCTACATAATCACCATCCATTATTCTGCCAACAGCAAACCCAATGCCTGCTAATGCACCAACAATTGGAATTGATTTTAGAACTGTTTTACCAAGAGACTTAACAATAAGTGGTCCCGCTAGTTTTTCAATAGTTGCTCTAGTAGCTACTTTGGCAGCAGAAGCTACTGCCATTTTCTTACCTATAGCGGTGGCAATTTTACTGCTAGCTACTTTAGATGTAACTAGTGATGATATCGAAGAACCTACACCAGCAACCTTTTCGCCCATACGACCAAGTCTAGTGGCGTTACCTACTTTTTCAATTTCTTCAGCAGACGCAAACTCGCGACCTATTACACCTGCTTTAGTTGGTCTGTGAACTTTACTACCATCTTCAGATACTTTATAACCAGCCTTGGTAAGCTTCTTCCTTTGTTTAGAAGTCAATCCTTCTTTAACAGAAGATACTTTATTACCCCGCAACTTTTTAACAGCGGCATAACCAAGAGCATCATCAACTAAACTGCCTCCACCACCGCCTGACATATCTTTGTCTTTGATCGCAGTAGCTAGAGTATCAATATTTTCTTTCAATGATTCTAATGCGGTAATAAATGGTTGCATATCATTAGTAAGCGATGATGTTATTTTACTAAGTGCATCGTGAGAATGCTCTAAAGTATATTCCTTTTCCTTTTCATCTTTTGTTTTTTGATTGGATTCTATTAATTGGTCTCTAGTCTCCATTACCTTTTTAATAGAAATAACAACGTCTAACAGATGTTTAAAGGTTTGTTCTTCAGTAGTTTCTACTTTAGTTGCTTTGGGATCTACATAATCTTCATCGTCTGGTTTAGGCGCAAATAGACCTAGCTTGGCTTTAATTAGACCATCTTTATGGAAGTGAGTTTCTTTAAACCCATATGATTCTAGAAACCCTTCAGCAAATGCTTTCTTTCGAGCATGAGGTACTTTTTCTTCTTCAACTTTAACATTAGGTTTATCATGCGCATCCAGTTTCTTTTCATCAAATATAGGGTGCTTGAATAATGCAGGGGCTCCAGCTTCGTTTGTTTGTTCTTGATGAGTAGATAGTTCTAATAGCGTCTGGCCTAACTTATCCATAAACTCAGGCAACATGCCATTAGCTTTGGTTAAAGCATCGAAGTTAGATTTAATCTTAGTAGCTTGTTGGTTATTAATGACCTTAGCGACTAATGCTGCAGATAGTAACTTATCTAATTGAGTTGCTAGTGTGGCAATGGCATACTTTGGATTATCGTTACCTATGTTGCCAAATATTCCAAGTTTAGCCTTGATATCTTTATCTATTGTGCCATCTGGTAATTTAAACTTATCAAGAAAATTAGAAGCAAGCTTATTAATATCTTTCTTCTTTGAGTTCTTGTTATACTTGATAGCCAAAGTTTTCTTAGTAGCATCGCTCATAGAACGATAACGTATTAGCGCATTCTTCTTATTTTTATTAATCTCTGGTAAGTCTAAGCGCAATCTATTGTCCTAAGTTTTTCTTTTCTTTCTCAAGGTAGTCTATTAGTAACTGGGCATATAAATCACGTTCAAATGGCATCATATTTTCTAATTCGGTTATTGAATACTTATGGTGCTGAGCCATTGCAAATATTGTAGTATAGTAATTAGTTAAGTTATTATGACTCAGCCCCAGGAAAAAAAATCCCGTAATGAAGTCAACTCTATTTCTCTTTTGTTTCCTAATGAATTAGTATATTCTAGCTTATAATACATCGTTGGCAAGTCTAAGAAGAATTCCTTAATCTTATTAAACGATTTAATATCCAATTGCTCAACCCAAGTCGATAGTTCTTCTTCAGTATAGTCTTCTGACGGATAAACGTTTTCTGCATCATAAATCTTGTCTATGCACTTAGTAACCAATGCTTCAATAAGATCAGCAGTCGAAATTTCATCTGGCAACCCGTCGATAATAGTAACTGATGGATACTTTAATACGATAAATGTACCAGGCGCAATTTCTACTGTATTAGAAACATTGCCGCCTTTAGTCATATCAACTTCGTCGAGATCGATCTTGAAGTTATAGAGCTTATCATCTTCGTTGTCACGATATGATACATCAATAACATTGTTAACAGAACGAGCTCTTAGCTTTAAGAACATATATTCTAAATCAAACGTAGTGAGTGAGTTAATATCAAATGACTTATCTTGTACACAGTTCTTAATAACTTGCTTAATAGCTAAGATAATATCCCGCTCAGAACCAGTTTCGGTAGTCGCAGATTCCTGGGCGAATAATAAGATCTTTTCGTCAGCTACACCAAACGGAATTGCTTCTACTTTCTTTTTAGTAGACGGAATTTCTAACTCAAATACTGGTCTCGTAATAATAGGTAACATTCATTTCATCCTTTTAATAATATTTCATTTTATAGTCGGTATAGGTAAAGCTGATAGGTAATTTAATAATGTCTGAGTCGTTCGCCCAAGCCAGGTCAACTGATTGCATACCTTTAGGGAATGCTCTATAGGCAATAGCGGACATTATTTTTTTATCATTCATGTCATACACTTCGATATTGAGCGTAGTTACATAATCGTCTTTATAGCCAACTTCATACGGTGCCCAGTCTGTCGAAGCAGCTATAGAAGTATCACCGTTAGATTGCATTGTCTGTAAGCCTTCGCTTTGGTAATTAACGATGATATTAAACCAATCGTAGAATACTTTATGTACCTTTGCAGCTTTATCTAGTGTAAAGATTAAGTTAATGTCGTCGAAGATGGCGTTATATGGATTCTTTTCAGAAGGACCATAACCCATTCTTGGTGGACCATCAGCCGATGCCAGAATTAATCCGGGCATCTGAGCAGATTCGCATCTAAGAGTTAATATGTCACTAACCGAACTATTCTGTAACGCCTTGGGTAACATAAATGTTACTAAATAGCGGTTAGGCTGTAATACCCCGCCCTTGTTTATCTCCGCTGTGAAATTGCTAATCTTGAACATTATAGCTTACTCGTTATCGCCCAAACTTGGCTCTTAGATTTCTTAGCAAATTTCTCAACCGGGAGGAAAGTAGCCACGTCCCATTCACTAGGATAGATATACATAAATTGCGACTTTAAGTGACTAATTAAGTATTGTTTAACACAAGGCTCATAATGTTTACCTCTAGCCGCAGCTTGTAATACTTCATAGCTAATCTTTAGCTTAGTAGACTCATCATACTTTTTATTATTGGTAATTGAATACAGTGCATCCATTAAGACTGCTCTTTGTCTTAAATTTAGATAGTGCAGATTAATGCCCCAAAACCGATCGCCTTTAACTCTAAATGGAAACACTAATGGAAACCTATCATAGAACGGTAGCGTATCTTTAAACTTAGGATCGTACATATACATGTACATATTGCCTGGTTTAATAGTACTAGTTAACCGATCTTGGTTTTCCTTAATTAGCTTTTTTTCAGACATACGGGCGAAGTCTTTTCGTCCTGCTCTAGGTCCATTCTGTCTAATTGTATGACCCCAGTGTTTAGCAGCTTCTCTATACCATTCTCTAGCCGCGGCGGTTCTGGCAGGAACCTGTCCTGCTCTAATGCCTTGGGTTAAAATCGTATCAAAGACTCCAGGAGTAGCCATATTTTTCCTCAATGTTGTAAATGTATTTATATGGGGTTACTTAATCCCAAGATGGTCTTCGTTGAATATATAAAACTTCCAACCCTTGGCATTACAGAAGTTTTGTGCCGCATCCCATTTGGCTGAGTTTACACCCCAATTTTTAACTTCGTTAAGATATCGTTTGGTTGCTTTGTTTTGTACCTTAGGCGGCACGGTTTGATATTTAGGCTTGACTTCAATTAAACAAATTTCAATGCTTCCGTCTCGGTTACGTTTCTTAACATAGAAGTCCATGAAGTAACGATGTCGCCTGCCATCTATGGGGCTAATATACGGAATAACAATACCTTCGGAATTCCATTCAATGACATTTTCATTTAGATCTAGTCTAGACATGAGTTTTAATTCCCATCTAGAGCGATAGACTATGTCAGTTACCTTGCCTTTATACTTGTGAGGGTTGATTGGTTTGAAAAAACCTTTGTGAGCCATCTAAGAGTTCTTATATAAATAATGAATAAAATTATTTATAAAGGAAGTCTTGTGTCATTTAATGTTGGCAATTTTATTAAAGACACTGCTAAAACCGCAACTCAAAGAATTGTCGATAAAGCAATCTCTAATCTAACATCTGGTTTAGCTGCTAGTGTACAATCTGTTAGTAATAGTGTTGCATCGTCTTTGCTTACTGTGGGTTCTGCTTTTGATTCCATTCAAGCGGTTTCGTCTACTAAGACCGATAGCATTGTCCAAAACGGCTCATCTGATTACTATGTTAACTCGAGTAAGAACCCAGATAAAGTTTCTGAAGGCGACGTTAGTCGACTAAGACGCGGTAATGATGGCGACGTTAATATGTATCTTAACAAGATTAATCCTTCTACTAAGATTGAGCAGAGTAAATTAGAAACCGCAACTAAATCGTACGTAGTCGTTTAATAGGAACCTAACTTGGCTGAAGAACTTCAACCTCCTAATTCATTAATGGGTAAATACTTCGTTCAATTAAAACTTGGTCCTTACTCGCGTCCAACGCCGTTCAAGAAATCGGATTGGGTACCTAAGGAGCATTTTTACTTTCCGTTGCCCGATAATCTAGGAGACTTTTCCTCAATTTCATATTCAACTGACTCTATGGGATCTGTTGCGGATTTGTTCAATAGAGACGCATCCGGTACAGTTAGAGGCATTGCATTAAGAAATAGCGGTAAAGTAGTTACAGGCATTGCTAGTGCTATTAGCAGCGGTGTTTCCAAAGCTATTGGCGATAATGCTCTAGGTAAAATGTATGATGGCGCAGCAGATATGCTTGGTAAGGCATTCCCTGCCGAAGGCATTACCTCTGCCATCGAACAATCATTAGGGATAGCGCCAAACCCAAACCCAGCAGTATTATTTCAAGGACCAAATTTAAGAGACTTTAATCTATCTTGGGCATTTTATCCTAAGAATGCAACCGAGAGCGAAAATCTCAGACATGTTATTAAAATGTTGAAACGAGCAGCATTGCCTAGTAATACTTGGTCAGGCTCTGCTTCGGTTCTTAACTATCCTTGGATTTGTCAACTCAATTTTTTCCCTTGGGATCAACAAGGCAAAGGCGATTGGGGCTGGTCAGAAAATTCTATCATTAGAATTAAAAAGTGTATGATTGCATCGGTTAACGTAAATTATAATCCTAGCAATGTACCTGGGTTCTTTCATGGATCACACCAGCCGATTATGACTACTATTTCAATGAACTTTAAAGAAATAGAATACATGTTATCGGATGACTGGTCAGATGACTGGGAAGCGGCTGCTAATGGTGACAGAGGAAGTGCTAGCGGACTGGGCAATAAACTCAATTCTTTGCCAAGCGGTATTGCAGACGATAACCTATCCAAGGCTGTAACCTAATGAACTTCTTTAATAAACTTCCAATTATCAACTATGGTGGGTATACAGCTAAGAATTTATTAGCTAGAGCAAAGCTATCTAACAAAACTCTAAAAGACAAGCTATCGTTCTTCCCATACCAAACTAATGGCTCGGAAAGAGTCGATAACATTTCGAATGCTTACTACGATAGCCCTAATTATATGTGGCTTGTTTGGATGTCAAATCAAACAGTCGACCCATATTACGATATGCCACTATCTGAAGATAACTTCTATTACTTCATAGTAGACAAATATGGTTCGTTTGAAAGAGCAAATAGAAAAATAGCATACTACAAAGTATTTTGGCCAGATGAGGATGAATTAATTACAGTATCGGAATATAATAGCTTATTAAATACTCGCAAGAAGTATTTTGAAACTGTTACTGATAATGATTATGTAGTTAGAGGATATGTTAGAAAGAAAGAGGACAACGTCGTTTCGACTAACAAGATCCTCTACATTACTTCGAGCAATATTACAGGCACATTTACGGCAGGCGAAGAAGTTAACTTAAATGTTAATAACTATGCTTTCTGTATTGAATCTGGAGACGGTTATATTATGCTACAGCACGTTACTGGCGAATTTAATGCTAACGATGTTCTTACCGGTGTTGATTCTGGCAATACTTTAACTGTTACAGATGTAATTACTACTGTCGAAACAGATGCTAGTACAGATGCAGTTTATTGGCAACCCATTAGTTATTTTGACCATGAACATCTTATTAATGAAAAGAAGAAGCACATCAACCTATTAGACGTTCGATTTAGAGATCAAGCAGAGGCAGATCTAAAACGTCTGATGCGACTTTAATGAGCCTTAATAGTATATTAGCTAGTGTAGAATCTGCCTTATATAGTGATGCTAATGTGCAAAGCAATGCCACTAGTCCTAAGCAAGCGGATACTAAAGCTAATATTCCTGGCGATATAACGATCAACGAAATTACACTACTGAGCGAAGATCAACATCGTCATTATAATTTAATGGAACTAGCTAAGAGTATCGAAATATTCGAATCGATGTTAATGCCAGTTATATTTGCTGAAATTAATATTGCGGATCATATTGGGTTACTACAGAACTTTCCTATCCTATGCGAAGAATATATCAGCATATCATTTAATACACCTGGTAATAATACACCTAGCAAATATCTGTTTAGAGTTAATAGCATTACTAATAAGACTGTAACTGATAATAATAAGATGGCTAGTTATACATTACAATTGGTTAGTGCTGAACTATTAAGAAATGCTTCGGCTATAGTTGAAAAGAAATGCAATGATAGCATTGATAATATTGTTAGTCAAATATTAAAAGATGAGCTTACAACACAAAAACCAGTTGAAGTAGATAAGACTAAAGGTATTGAAGATGTTTTAATTACTAAAATGCCGCCGTTGAAAGCAATTGACTTCCTTAGACAACGAGCAGTATCGCCCGAGTATAAGTCATCATCGTTTGTATTTTACGAAAGCAAATCTGGGTTTCACTTTACTACTATCGAAAAGAAAATGGCAAATGGTAATAAAGTACAAGATAATATTAAACAGTTCTTCTTCGATACTGTTAGAAAAGAGAATTCTAAAGCCGTTTCACAACGTAATATTATTTCCTATGCACATCACGCCTTCGCCGATGCAATATCTAAGATTCAGTTTGGTGGCTTAACTAATATCGTTAATGCCTATGATATGATTACTGGTAACATTAAAC